TGAGAGCATCCCCAGTGAATCTAGAACAAAAAAGCAAGGCTTTCTCTTTTCCTCATCAAGATTAAGATACAGATCAACGGCTTTAAGAGCCTTAGTTCTGAACTCCTCAATGGTGACAACATTGACAATAACAACTCTATTAACATCAAGACCTCTTTCTGCTAGCATTGTTTTATTGATAGCAGATTCTGTATCAAAATAAAGACAATAACCATCTGGATTATTGTCAAGAAAATTTCTTACCACTGAGAGCGCGACAAAAGTTTTCCCACAAGACTCGGGCGCTGCAAGAGCTGTAATCTTGTTTTGGGAAATGCCACCAAAAATACTTCCAGAAACTAAAGCATTTAAAACATAAGAACCAGTATCAACATAATTTTCATCTTCATTAATTTTTGCGGCCAATTCTCCACCCGCCTCTTTGATTAAATCTTTCAAAAAATCTTTATTATCTTTAGAAGAATTTTTATTTAAGTCATCGTTGTTATCTTCAAAAGATTCGCCATTTAAGTCATCTTTAGTTTTTTTCATAAATCTATCCAAATAAAAAGTCTAATGTAGCCACTCTTTCGGTTTTCCAACCAATAACATCAAGAATCGCCTTCAACGGTGTAATGAATGTCTTTTCAAACTGAGTATTGTAATCAACAAAATTTTCTATTCCTAGTTCTGTTGGAAACCTTTGAATGAACCCAATTACATTTTCGTTAATCGGATTAGGCATCTTTAAATAACAGAACTTGATTTTTTCACCGTCTTTGATAATAGGGTATTTCATCTCCAATTTATTCAGCCTTATGTGCCGATTATAAATCAGGGAAGCTCTTGATTGAATTGGGGCACCTTTAGCAAAGGAATTATTGGCCGCCGAGTATTTATCAACATTGCTGACACCCTTGGGGAAAGATACCTCTTCGGGTGAAAGCGTGAAGAACTCTTTCTTGCAATTTTCAATGAAGTCAATAATCTCCTCATTGTTGCCGTTTAGAATCAGATTGATACCTTCTCTAATTCTTGTTCTACAATAAGCCGGTGTTGAAGATTTAATTGCCGAAATTCCAGAGATAATAACCTTTGGTTCGGAAAATCTTACTCCCTCATTATCCCAGACATTCATAATGTAGTTCTTTTTGGCAACCCATAATCCAGATGAACAGAGTTTTTCTCTTTTCATTTGGAGTTTATTGTTATAGGCACCTAGAAGATTGCAAATTTCAACAAAAGAGTTATCAATGCACTCTTGAACTTTAGTTGAACATACCTTATCCATAAAATTGATGATTTGAGTCATTTCAACCTTTTTATCACCATAGATTCTTTGAATGATTGGTTCAAAGTTAATCATAATGGAATCGGTATCCATTGCAATTGCAAAATCGAAATTCTCTGTTCCTGCAATCTTATTAAGAAAGGCATTCATCTGTTTTTCTAGCCACCGGATAATAGCCTGTCCAGTGTATGTAATAGCCTCGGCGTTTCTCAAATCATAGTATCTAAAATACTCACATCCTAAAGTTCCAAAAGCGGAGTTTAGAACAGTCTTTTTAACATTCTGATAGTTGTTGTAAACTGTTATCTTCTTTTTCAAGTCCTCGGTTGGAGTTTTTTCATACTCAACTTTTGCAGCCAACATCAATTTTTTATAGACAACTCTTTCATCGTAGAGCTTTTCCATCAACTTGGGAAGGAAACCTTGAAAGGATTTTGTATACATTGAGCCGTTGACGCAAACACTATACTCAGTGTCATTTTTAAATTGTTCAGAAAGAATTGCATCAACAGACACTTTTGAATTTCGTTGAGATACCAAAGTCTCAGGGCTGATGTTAAATGTTCTAATAATTGTTGGGTATAGTGCATTTACGTCATAAGTCACAATGTAATTGAACTTTCCAACTTGAGTTGGCTTAACGTATGCACCTTTGAACTTTTCAGTCTTAAGAGTCGTCTCTTGTTTTTGAGGAATACAGATTTTCTCTCTTTTAAGATAGTTGTAGATAATGGAGTCCCACATTCTACTTTGATAAAACACATCCTCAAAATTTACTCTGGTATCAAAGGCCATTGCCAGAGCAAGACCAATAAGACCTAAATGCTCTTCTAGCCTGCTTACAAGTTCACAGTCTTTGATGTTATACCTAGTGAAGGTATCAAAATCTTTTGTGTAGAACTCGGCAAATGTCTCATACTGAGAGTGATCTAATTTGGATTCACCTAAAATCTCTTGAGCAACCGTATCCAGTCGGTTATTTTCTAACTTCTTTCCGCTAAACTTTTTAAAGAGAGCTAAGAAGTCTAGACAAGTAGTTCCGGCAATGTCATAAATTAACTCCTCACGAAAAGATTTTTCAACTGTTACCTTTCTTTCTCTAATGTATTTCCAAATAGATAGACGTTTTGCATCAGCTTCAGAAAGAGTAACAGCAATTCTACGAAGAAGATAAGGAATGTCAAAAAACTCACAGTTGAATCCAGAAATAACATCTGGATAATCATTTTCCCAGAACTCAATAAAAGAAGTCAACAGTTCTTGTTCATCTTTACATTCAAAGTAGATGTTATTTTCAACCTTTCCCGAAAAAGGGCGACTCCCCCAGGTATAAGTTTGCTTTGTTGCAAAATCTTGAAGCGTAATAAGAAGAACTTCTTCCCTTACGTGTTCAACATTAGGAAAGCCATAAGTTGAAGTTGTCTCAATGTCAATGATGTAGATTTTCATTGCATTGACATCAAAATCAATTGTTTCTTCTGGGTAATTATCAGAGATGTATTGATTTACAGGAGAAATGTCACCATAGATTGTAAAATTATCAACATCCTTATACTTGTTGACAAATTCCCTGGTTTCTCTAATAGTGCGAGGTTTTACTGGTTGCAAATACTCACCATAAAGAGTTTTATACTCTGTTGGGGTATTGCTCCTGATGTATAGAGTAGGATGATACTCAACTTTATCTCTAAAAGAAACTCCGTCTTCGTAACCTCTCACATACAGATAGTCTCCTAACTGTTTTACATTTGTATAGAATCTCATTCTGAAATCAGGCTCTCATACTTGGCAAGAAGTGTTGCATTTGGTTTTGCTAAGGTAACAAACTTATTTGAATGCACCATAAACTGATTGTCATTCGTATAGTCAACCAGATAAGGAGCAAGAATACTGTTAGTTACATCATCAATAACAAACGGTTGAACTAAGCGACAATTCGGTAGTCCTTCTTCTTCCGGTTCAACTTCTTCAATTTGAGAAATAAGAATTTGATTATCAAGAACAACAATAAAACAGTCTAGAGTAATTCTTGACTTTCTTTTTGGTAATGCTATTGCCTTTTTACTTGGAGCTGAATTATTAACTTCGGTTAGCATAGTTTTCGTCATAATGTTCACAAAAAAGAGCAGGGCGTTATCTGATAGTTGCCAGATGCCCTGCTCTTTTGAACGGCGACGATACTTGAGGGGTAGCCGATCTATTTAGATCAGATAATCTCTCCTCTTCTCGTGTTCTGGCACATAACGATTAATGGTAACGGTAAGAAGACCATTCTCAAAAGAGACTGTATCAACTTTCCACGGTTCGGGTAACAGTCTTACCCATTTGAAGTTACGGAATGCAACTCCTCTTTCAATGTATGTTCCTTCTGCTTTTTCTTCTTTTGCACCTTCAACGGTTATCTTTCCGTTTTCAGTGTAAACCTTGAGTTCGGAACTATTGAATCCAGCAAGAGCGATTTCTACTCTACGTCTGGTGTCAGATTCTTGAATTACATTGACAGGAGGATAAGTATTATAAGTTCCAGAAAGCGAATAGACTCTATCAACAAGAGTATCAAATCCTAGAGCATACCTATCAATGTCATCAAAAATTTTAGACAGATTGGTTGTCGTGTAGCGAGCTAGCGCCATTTTGTTTCTCCTTTTTAAGCGAGTGTTAATTGCAAGACCCCGAAGGCATCTTGCTACGCTTATTTAGCAGGAGTTTTTCAAAAAAGCAAGTCTGGAAAACCGAACTCAGCTTTTAGGTGCAGCCGGATTTTGTGGCTTCTTTTTACCGCCAATGGTGTATTTAGTCACAAGCTCGTAATCCTGGCGTTCTTTGTATGAAAGAACTTTAATAAGGCTCAGAGGAGCCATATCCTCAATCTGCTCAGGTTTTACTAGATTAACCAGTCCCCAATCGCTCAGAAGTTTAGCAATTCTATTCCGCCTTTGAAGATCAGATTGAGTTAGCGTGCAATACTTTCCATCTAGAGCAAATAGCTCTTTATAAGAAACGATGTAATACTTCCCAGACTTATGAAGAATGTGAGCACTTTGATAGAGCTTCTTTTCGTGCTTACTGGAAATTCCTACTCTCTGTAGTGTTTCCTTAACAACAAGAAAGGTATCAGGTTGATCAAGTGTCACTTCAATCATCATAGAAGGATTCCAATCAATGAATCCCTCTTTATTCAATTCACCCATTTTTCATTCCACCTTTATTCAATCTTTGTTTTATAAAATTTATCTCTTCTCTATTTAGAAGTCTTAGGGCTTCCAATGCTCTTTTGTCATTGTAACCATAATACTCTTTAACAGCATTAAGATTTTCAGAATCCTCCTTCTTAATCCAAGGCGAAAAGCGTTTCTTCTTTCTCAATGAATGCAGATAAAAGGAATACTGCATTTCCTTGGAGATGTAAGGATGTTGATTTAGTTCATTTGCAAAAAGAACAGTATCAAGATGACCAGCTACACAACGATTGATAATAAAGGGAACGTATGAAGAAATGTTCTCGGGTTTTTCCTCAATTAGATTCTCTTTTGAAAAGTTAATTGAGGAAAGCCATTGTGTTAAATCTGGATTTGCCATTTATCCTAAATCTTGTGCATAATTCTTGAAGGCTTCTTGATCCATATCAACAATCGGAGTGGGAAACTCAATAGGAGGATTTACGACCTCAATTGTTTCTGAGCATAGGCTAAAAAGTTCAACAAGTGCTAAAGTATCGTCAACATCAATAGCCTTAAGATTTTTTTCCCTTGCCCATTCTCGGAATAGGTCTAGTTCTTGCCAGGGATCTTCTGAATTTCCCCAAGGAGGTTTAATTTCACTCATTCGCCAGAACCTCCACCCTCTGCGTTTTATTGGACATCATCGTATGAAGGTATTGCTCAGCTTTTTCGGAAGGTAGATTCGCCACATCAACATAGAATACCCTAGATTGATTGTTTCGTAAAAAATCGGGAAGTGACTTATACAGAGTATAAGCATACTGCCTCTGCTCTTCCGAAAGCGAATCTTGATGTAGTTCACTAAATTCACCTTGAGGTTCTTCACTAAGAAGATCCATCACAATATTTGGTCTCCAATTATCATAGGCAAAAGGATTCTGCCAAGTAGAGTCTTCAGTTAGACTATCATAAAAAACTGATGCGAGTGTGGCCAGGTCTTCGCGTTGATTTCGGTTCATAATTAATTCCATTCCAATTCAAACATAATTTCGGTAATACAAGACATCATATTGATCTCTTGGTCTGCAACTCTCGTTGCAAGATCCTGGTATCTAGCCAGAATAACAATACAGGGTGGTATCGTTGATTTAACGATTTCTGTATTTTTCCATAACTCATCATAGATTTTTCTGATGGTTACAGATGGGTCATTATCAATGTTCTGAATAACCCATTTTCTCACATTTGCATAGTTTCTGCTCTTGATGTGTTCAAACAATTCAATAACAGAAACATCGGATGATGTGGCAAGAATACCAACATCAATACTTCCATTTCGGGAATACCCTTGAAGTTCAAGAATAGACCGTCTAAAATCAGGATAGTATTTCCCAACAAAAGATGCAACAACTTTAGGATCGTATTCAATCGTTTCTTTGTCTAAGATGTTGCATACACTCTTGAAAAACCTAGCAAGAATCTTTGCTTTTTCCTCTGAAGGAAAAGTGAAATCCTTGTTGATACATCTAGAGCATAGAGCAGCATCAATACGGTTTTTGTAATTGCAAGTAAAGATAAAAACACAATTTGATTGAAAGTCCTCAATAAATGCCCTAAGAGCAAGTTGAGCATCGTGTGTGAGATTGTCTGCCTCGTCAATAAGAAGAAACTTCTTACCTGTGGCAGTGAGGGAGATTGTGGATGCATAAGATTTGACCTTATTTCTCACAACCTCAATGCTCCTTTCTTCACTTCCGTTGATTTTCATAAAATCGCGGCCTAGCTCATTTGCAAGAGCCAGAGATACGGAAGTTTTTCCAGTTCCAGAGGGTCCAGATAACAGAAGATTTGGAACCTCTCCAGAATTTCTGAGTTCAGTAAAGTAGGACTTTATCTGCTCAGGTAAAATACAATCTTCAATTGTTCGGGGGCGATACTTCTCGCTCCATAAGAAGTCGGTGTTGTTCACATTCATTTCATAGATTATTAAAAAGTGGAACGAAGGTTAAAGATTTACCCTGCTCAAAAAGTATATACATACAGATAAGTTCATAGGTCGCATCAGAAGCGGCTGTCCAAAGAAAGTAATTTCCAGCG